GGATCGGACTTCAAAGCCGTCGATGACCCGGCGTGGGCGAGGCGAAGGGGCACGCCGGCAATCACCTTGCGCGTCTTGGTCATGCGCTTGCCGCGCGCCACCTTCTGGCGCAGCGCGGGCGCCTGATCCAGAAGCTCGGTGATCCGCGGCTCCCACTGCTCGGTGAGGAACTGCTTACTCGGCCCGACGTAGATCATCGGTGCCGGTCGCTGGTCGAAGTGATGGCCGATGATGTCGAGCAGGGTGTCAGACTTGCCGCCCTGCGCGAACATCGCCATGACCACGCGCCGGTGCTCGCGAGCTGCTACCGCCCGCGCAAACGGGATCATGTACGGCGTCAAGCTGGGGTCACGCGGCCCCGGAATGCCAGCGCTCGGCGGATAGACGCGGTTCTTCCGCGCCCATTCGTCAGGCGTCAGCTTCGTCGGCGGCTCCAAGAGCATCGCCGCCCTTTCGAGCAGCGACGGCAGCCTCTCGGAGCGCTTCGGCCACACGTCCGAGCGCGCCATTGATCTTGTCCTCAATCTTTCGACGCAACGCGAGGTCTCGGGTGATCTGGGCCGGCAGGCCAATGAACTCGGCACGCACCGCGGCCGCCAACATGTCGAGCGCGGAGATGGCGTCCTCGGTCGCGATCAGCTCGCGCGCCCGNTCCGCCATGCGCATCTCGATTTCCTTCTGCCGGGCGGCCTTGAGGTCGCTTTCGGACTTCGACTTTGTGCTGCGGCGGCTCTCGTCCTTGAGCCAGCGGATATAGCCGGCCATCGCCGCCTCAAGCTCGACGCCACCCTCCACCCGCTGGATGAAGCCCTCGCCGATCAGCACACGCACCATCTGGCCGGAGATGCCCATGCGCTCCCCGGCCTCCTCGGTGGTGACAACGCGATTGCGCAGGTGCCGGCAATATGCCTGCACGGTCGCAACGTGCGGGAGCTTGCCATCCTTGATCTTTGGAATGCGGCCGCGGCGGGCCAGATAGCGCAGCTCCTCCGCTGTGGTGCTCAGCAGCGTCGCCAGCGCCTCCACAGGGAGCGTGCTAACCTTCTCCGCCATGTCGCGCCCTTACCTGATGCCGATCAGCTCGTGCGTCTGAATGCTCACGCGCCAGCCGTTTGCCGTTGCGGCCTCGATGCACAACGCCGTGGCCTTCCGCGACCGGGACAGCGGCTGGAGCCACACAAGTTGCGGGCCGCCCTGATGCTCCGCCAGAAACGAGCGCAGCTTGTCAACGTCGGCAGACTTGCCGACCGGCATCTTGAGCTCGTTCGCGCGCAGAACCGCATCGCGCCGCACGACGCGGCCGCCCGGCATGTCGATCTTGGGCGAGACCGTCACCCAGGTGCGCGCATGCACGCGCACCGGCTCGGTGCCGCTGGTCTCGATCTGGACGGTGTAGCCGCTGGCCGCGAGCGCCGCCGTCAGCTCGGTGAGGTCAAAGCGGCACGGCTCCCCGCCGGTGATGACGACATGGCGCGCACGATAGCGCCCAACCACATCGACAAGCTCCTCGGCCGTTGCCCACGCGAAAGTGGGTTGACCGCCGGGCTTGTCGAGGATTTCCGCCAGCGAACGCTCCGCGCCCTCCGAGAGCCGCCACGTGTACTTCGTGTCGCACCACGGGCAGCCAACGTCGCACCCGTGCAGCCGGATGAACACAGACGGGGTGCCCGTGTAGTGGGCCTCGCCCTGTATGGTCTCAAAGACCTCGTTGACGGCGATCTTGGTAGTCATGGGCGTCTCTTTCCGCGGCGCCTCGGTCCTCCCAAGGGAACACGAGCCAGCCGATATCCCTGTCATGGATGACCGCGTTCACAGCGCGGCCGCTCTTGTTGACCCACGCCCACATCAGCGCCGGGTCGTGCCCGGCGAAGCGGTCGAAGGTCAGCCCTGTCTCCACCACATCGTCCACGATCAGACTATCGGGGTGCGGACTGTCCACCAGCGGGACGTTGAGGCGGTGGCTCAGCGCGACGGCCAGCGGCAGGCCGCCACGCGGCGGGCCATAGACCGAACCGATGCGCCCCTTGAGCTCNCAGGCGATGGTCTCCACAGCCGTGTCAAACTCGCCCCATGTCAGGTGCCGCATCTTCATGCGCGCACCACAGCGGAGTTGCCGCTGTGCTCCCGCACCTCGACCAGCGCCACACGACAGCGCGGGGCAAGGCCGTGCTCCTCCAGCCACTCCTCAGCGCGCCGGAACACCAGCTCGGCAAACCGCTCACACCCCACCGCCGGCAGCACGATCAGGTCCAGCAGGCCGCGCTCGTGAGCCTCGTGGAACCAGTCCAGGTGCGGGTCGTCCGCCGCGACCACCGTCTTGTGGTCAAACGTTTCCGCCAGCCACGCCTTGAAGTCCTTGAGGCCGCCGAAATCGACAACCCAGTTGCGCTCGTCCAGCTCGTCCGCCTCGAACTCGATGCGGAACGATAAGGCGTAGCCGTGCAGGAAGTGGCAGTGGCTATCAGCGCGCCACTGCCGGAAGGCGCACGACAGGCCAGCCTCATGGCCGTAGGTCTTGGTCGAGCGGAACGTTACCGACATGCGAACCTCTGCCCATCAATGAGCTTCATGAACTCGGCCCGCGCCGCGGCATCATGACGGAACACGCCGCGCATAACCGAGGTGGTCATCGTGGTGCTGTCATCGCGCACCCCGCGCCACGTCATGCAGGTGTGCGTCGCACGGATCACCACCGCGAGGCCAAGCGGACGAATGCGCTGCTCGATCTCGTCGGCGAGCTGCACAACGCTTTCCTCTTGGATTTGCGGCCGGGCCATTACCCATTCAGCCAGCCTTGCGAACTTGGAGAGCCCGATCACCCGGTCGCCTGGGATCACCCCGCACCACGCCTCGCCGTCGATAGGGCACATATGATGCGAGCAGGCCGACCGAACCCGGATCGGTCCAACCGTGTAGACCTCATCCAGCTTCTTGGCGTTGGGAAAATCCGTCACCCGCGGCGCCGGCAGGTAGCGGCCGGCAAAGACCTCGCGGACGTACATCTTAGCGACCCGCTTTGCGGTCTCGCGCGTGTTGTGGTCGTTTTGGGTGTCGATCACCAGCGCGTCGAGAACATCGGAAACGCGCGCTTCTACTTCTGCCTGTAGGGCTTCCAGCTCGCCGTCTTCGATAAACGCCGCGATGTTGTCGTTGGCGAGAAACGACGCGCCGGCCGCGCGCAAACGAGCCCGGATGCGCTCGGAAACCGGGATGCTGCCCGTCATTGTAAGTTTCCAACTTTTATCGTTGCGCGATCGGAGATTGGTATCTTACAACCGCCGTGTCGCAACCAAGAGGAGATGGCGATGACCAAGTGCTACTCGACCCGCTCGAACGCCCGCCGTGCCGCTGCTTCCGCCGGTCTGGACGTGTCCACCCTGACCTTCATCAAGACTAAGGAGGGCTGGACTTGGGAGGGGCCGTCGCCGGAAGCTGCAGAGATCGAACTTCCCGACCCTGCGGAGCCTGCCGAGGCCGCAGCGCCGGTCAAGGCACCAAAGGCGCCGGGCACCTCACGCACCGGCCGCACCGCGCGGTTGATCGAACTGGCCTCGCGCCCGGAAGGTGCCTCCGTCGAGGAAATGNGGGCGGACACCGGGCTCAAGGACGTATCGACCCAGCTCCGTGACGCTTGCAAGCGGCTCGGGCTGACCTGCGAAGTGCGCAAGATCGAAGGCGTATCGCGTTACTTCGTCGTCAACTAAGCGCGGGCATCAGCCCGCGCCTCCTCAAACGCGGGATCGACAAGGCCATTGCGGCGGAACGCCTCCCGCCGCATGAAACACGGGCCACAAGCCCCGCAATGGTGCTCGCCGCCTCGGTAGCACGACCACGTCAACTCGTANGGCACGCCGAGGCGGGCGCCGAGCGCAACAATCTCNTGCTTCATCAGCATGCCGACCGGTGCCAGCAGTTCGACCTTGCTGCCTTCCTGCACCGCGTAGGGCAGGGCGGCATTCAGCAGGGTCGTGAACTGCTCCTCGTTGTCCGGGTAGGCGCCGCCCTCCTCCAGATTGTTTCCAAGCGCGACCGCGCCGTAGCCGTTCGCCTCCGCATAGGCGACCGCCTTGGCGATCATCAGCAGGTTCCGAGCCGGAACCCACTCGTGCGCGTACTCGGCGCCGGTCACGCCCGAAGCGATCTGGCCATCAGTGAGCAGCGGCGAGTTGCCGGCGCTCTGCGAGTAGTCCAGCGGCATGAACACCGCTTCGCATTGCAGGTGCGCGGCGATCTTTTTGACCCGCTCGGCCTCCTTGGTCTCGGCGCGGCAGCCATAAAGGAAATGCAGCAGATCGACATGCCAGCCCTCCGCGCGTAGCGCATACGCGACGGTCGTGCTGTCCAAGCCCGACGACGCGATGACCAGCGCGCGGCGGTTCTCCTGGCGCGGTAAGGGCACGCTCTCACCGGTGGTCAGGTCGAGCACGCTGTAGGGTGCAACCTGTGCCGGACGGCACCCGAACGGCGCATGCGGCGCCAGATGCCGCTCCATCGACGCGAAATAGACTGTCTCGCCGAGCGCCAGGAAGTGGATCGGCTTGTAGTTCGCCGCAAGGAGAACGGTGGTGTCCGTCACCACCGCGAGCGCGAAGCTGCCTTTGACCCGCCGCAGCGCATGCGCCAGCGCGGCCGGCCCAGCGCGCCCGCCCTCGGCATCAATCACCACCGGGAGGATCTTGCTATCGACCTCGCCCGGCGGGTTCCCCAGCTCGCGGTCGTTGGCGATGGTGCCGTTGTGAACGACGCCAGCATAGGGCTGAAGGTCAGTGCGCGCAGCCTCGGTGGTCGGGGTCGCGCGCCAGTTGCCCAGGGCAACGCGGCGCCCGTCGAGAAGCTGGTATGTCTCCACGCGGCCGCCGTCGC